TGATATTAAAGTAAAAATTCCAATCATTGAAAGAATAGCAGAATTATTGGCTAATTTTAAGTTTGACATGGAAGAAATCAGAGTTAATGAAGAAAACAACAAAATGAACTTTGTAATTATTGATGAATCAGTTAGACAAGGGAATTATGAGTATGTAATAGGTAGCACATCAGACGCTCTGGACAGAAAGGAGGAATTAAAAGAAAGTTTAGATTTATTATTTCAATTTACCAATAGTCCGGTAGGTCAGCAAATAAACTGGCTTGAGGTGTTTAAGTGGTCATTTGAACAACTAGGAGCATCTGAACCGCAAAAATTTATAAACGAAGCTCCTCCACCACCTCAAATGTTACCGGATAATAATATGTTACCACCTATACCACCTGAAATGGGAGGTATTCAATCACCCGAAGGATTTTAATTTATGGAAGAAAACTTGAACGATTTATCAATACCTACTGAAACAGAAACAGACACACCGGAAAACACACCCGTAGATACGGATACTGTAGAAAACGGATCTGATACTGAAAATGTAGCTGATGATTCAATGCAAGAACAAAAACCAACTAAGCCTGAATATTTGCTTGATAAGTACAAAGATGAAGTTGAACAGGCAAAAGCCTTGCCACATTTGGAAGAATTTCACAAAAAAACTGTTAGTGAAAAAGATAAGGAGATTAATAATTTAAAATCTATTTTACAAAAAATAGGATATGAAGATCCCGTTAAGGCCGAACAGGCATATATAAACGCTGAGATAGAAACCAAATATAAGACTTACGAAAAAGAACTAATGAATGCTTATTATCCTTATATTCAGGATAAAGAAGCAGCGTTTAAAGCTTTTGAAACGAATAATCTTGATGCTTTTATTAATGCTTTACATCCAAGTGCATCTGCTGATTTTGGCTATAGGAAAGCTAAGCTTGATATATCAAAACAACTTGAGGCTGAAAAATACGAACAGGATAAACAACAACAATTTTATTTCAATAATCTTGAGAGTTTTAAACAATATGAAGAAACAAATAAAGAGTTTTTTACCCAAAGTCCGGCAAGAAAAAAAATTTATGAGGAAATTCTTAAACCCCAGGGAATATTTAACGAAGCCGGAATTTCTGAATCATTAAAAAAATTTGAAGATTATCATCAGATGCGAATTAAAGAAGAAAAAGCACAACAGGAGCTACAAAGTATGAATAATGACGCTAAAAAAAGAATGGGATCCGCTGTTAATACTAGCTCAAGTATTAATAATCCAAACAAAATATTTACACGGGATGAAATTGCTAGAATGGATCTTAAAACATACGAAAAATACGAAAAGCATATATTCGACCAAATGAAAAAAGGACAAATTAAGTAGAAAGGAAATTAATTGATGAGGTTAAAAAGATTTATAGCATCCTGGCTTATATTGTTAGCATGTACTATCAATATTGCCTTTGGAGCTGAACGAACTTTAACTAATTTTACTGATTATACAGTAGCTAAACCAGACGTAAGCCGTACATTTGATGCTGTTGATACAGCGTTATCGGGTGTAACTGGTACTCCTGGAGCTGGTGTAATAGTTAACTCAATGGTCAATGCCACAGCAGCTATTGATGGAAGTAAATTAGATCTGGATGGGTATATTACCAATGCAATGGTCAATGCTACAGCAGCTATTGAATACAGTAAATTAGACCTGAGTGGAAATATTACAAATTCTGATATTGCGACAGATGCAGGAATAGAGTTTTCAAAATTGGAAACTTTAACCGATATTGATACATCTGGCAATGTTGTTGATCTTACAATTCCGTCTGAGGCTCAAGGTGATATTTTATATCGTAATGGTACAAAATGGACAAGACTTGGTGCTGGAGTATCAGGACAAGCACTTGTTACAGCTGGAGCATCAGCTAATCCCTATTGGGGAACTCCTAATGTAGCATCAGCATCCGCATTAACTAATAATGTTACTCTTGAAGCTGGAGCAAATGATTATACACTTGATCTTGGCACTGCATCTGGAGCATATACATTAACGATTCCAGCAGTGGCAGGAAGTAGAACATTTAGTTTTATAAATCAAGCTGAAACATTCTCAGCAGCTAAAACATTTAGTCAAACAGGATTATTATTGCAGGGTGGAGATACTAACACTTTAAATATAAAGGTTAACGAAACCTTAACAGGAGCCAAAACCCTTAATGTAAAGGTTAATGATACAGATAGAACTATTGATCTTTCTGGTGATTTAACTTTAGGCGGTGCGGTTTCATTATCCGGTGCTCTTTCAACAGTTGGTGATGATGCAGTAATATTTAATACAACTGATGCTACAGAAGTAACACTACCTACAGCCGGAACATTAGCAACCTTGACAGGAGAGGAAACCTTTGCTAATAAAACATTTTCAAACCCTAAAATTGATGATACTGATGCAGGCTTAACAATTACCAGTGCTGATCAGACAAGTGGAAGTGCAATAGCAACCATACCAGATATAACTGATGAAACCGATACATTTGTTATGAATGATACAGCAGCAACTTTAACTAATAAAACTATTGATGCAGATAATAATATTGTAACCAATATTAACGCTAATGAATTAGATTCTACTGTATTAGGCGGTACAGTTGCTTATGGTGTTCCTTTTGTTATTCATAAAAAAATATCCGATTTATCTGACGCTGGATCTAATTTAATTCAAAATTCTACATTTAAGTTTAAAATTATTGATGCTCATGCTATTTGTACATCGGCTGCTGGTGGAACAACAAACTGGCAATTAGTTCAAGGTTCAGTTGGTAATTTAGGAACAGCAATTACAAACGCTGTAAGTGTAGCTAATACAGATGAGCTTGTTACAAGAGCTGGAACAATAGCAGATGATACTAGTGTAATAGCAAGTGAAGGCAATCTTGCCATTATAGGTGATGTATCAGGAACTTTGGATATTGAATTGTTTATTACCGCTATAAGAATTGATTAGAAAGGATATTTAAATGAGTGATCAAGCTAAAACAGATAGACTTCCAGTTTTAATGCATCTTAATGAACTAGTTATTGAATATGATTATGACAAACATGGTGGAGATATAGGAGATATTATTCTTGCTAATGATATTTTAAACCCTGGTGAGTATGTAAAACAAGCATACATAGAGGAAGTTGTTGATGATAACCCAACATCAGAAGGAGCAGCAACTATAGCATTAAGTATTGTAGCCAGTGAGGATGTATTAGCAGCAACGGCTTATGACAATGCGGTATTTACGGGAACATTTGGAGCTTGCAAGCCAGTTAATACAGCAGCAACATTTGTTAAAAATACTGGAAGTACAGCAGTAGATTTGACCATGACTATAGCAGGTGCTGCATTAACAGGTGGCAGCTTTAAAATTCACTTAATAGTAGCAGGTTAATTTAGAGAAAGGAATTATATAAATGACGCAAGATTTAACTAATTTTATTCCTGAAGTTTGGTCGAAAAAATTATCCCTCCTTCTCGATAAATCAGGGGTTATGATGCAGTGTGTTAACCGTAATTATGAAGGAGAAATAAAAAACTCAGGTGATACAGTACATATAAGAACATTTGGGGATGTTACCGTTAAAACCTATAACGGTAAAGTTAATTATGATGATTTAGCATCTCCAATGCAGGATTTGTTAATTGACCAGAAAAAATATTTCGCCTTTAAAGTAGATGATATCTCAAAAGCTCAATCCAATATTGATGTTATGGCAGGTTATCTCGAAAGAGCTAAAGTAGCTATCGACCTTGCTAAAGATACTTTTTTACTTGCTAAACATGCTGATGTTCCTGCAGGTAATATTGTTGGAGCAGAAGAATCACCCATAGCTCTTACAAAAGACAATATCTATTCCAATTTTGTTAATTTAGCAAAATGTCTTAAAAAAGCTAATGCTGTTAAAACAGGAAGTGGAAAGATGCCTTTTATTATTATTAATCCAGATGTTGAGGCATTACTTATTCAGGCTGGTGAATTTACACAGGCATTTGCTCTTGGTGAAAAAACTCTGAGAGAGGGTTCTATCGGTAAAATAGCAGGTATGGACGTCCTCGTATGTACAAACCTTGAAGCCGTAGGTGGAAAAACCTATATCATGGCTGGTACTAATGATGCTATTACCTTTGCTTCTCAGGTTGTTGAAATTGAAAAGCTTAGATTACAAGAATCTTTTGATAATGCCGTTAGAGGTCTATATGTATATGGAGCTAAAACCGTTGTTCCTAATGCATTAGCAAAAATTATATGTACTATTTCCTAATTGTTAAGTAGAAAATAAGGGGATTTTAACAATCCCCTTCTTTTTAAATTTTGGAGAATTTTATGAGCAAAAAGAAACAGGAAGATATTGAAAATATCTTGTTAAATCAACCAGTTATTATAGAAGATGAAATAAATGAAAGACTTGAAAGAGAAATTCAAGCAGCCAGGATACCCAAAAAAGAAATTATTATAACTGACATTAAACAAATTCCTTCTGATAAAAAATTTGATAAAGCAACTATCTATAGAGTTTTTAATCGCAAGCAAAAAACTGAGACCTTCGTTAACGGTGAACAAGCAGAAGATATGTTGAGATATACCGATGATTACATTATTAGATTTGATCATAGAATTGAAATGAGGTAGATATGTCAAATTACTTCCAGTTAATTCAAAATTTATCTAGAATTAAATTAGGTAAAGCTCCTATTTCTTTCTCTGAAATTACAGATAAAAAATATAATAAAATAATTAATGCCATTAAGGATTCACTGGAAGATTTTTTTCTTTTATCTTCTCATAATCTCAGAGAAAAACAGGGAAGTTTTTTAACTGTAGCCAATAAACAAAAATATGATCATGTTTTTGGTGAAATTCTTAATGATGGTCTACAGATAACAGATTCCGATAATAATATGACCACAATTAAATTTACGCCTAATTATCAAAAATTATTAAAATTAATTGACACAGGCTTACCAAGCCAATACTCAATATTTACTGGAAAAATATTGCTTTATCCAATACCTGATAATATTTATACAATTACAGTATTGTATAATACCAATAACAGTGTAAAAGGAATTTATGAAATAGATCAAGAATCCG